TCACATCGCACCTAAAATCTCTAAAGTTTTATCATTTTCTTCTTTATATTTTTCTTCCAATAAATGAGAATAAATTGAAGTAGTTATTGATATATTTTTATGACCAAGTCGTTTGGATATATAGTAAATAGATATACCTTTTGCAAGTAAATAAGAACAATGGGTGTGTCTGATTGCATGTGAAGTTATGGGTGGTATACCTATATGTTTACATGCTTTTTTTAATGTTTTATTAATGGCATTAGATGATATGATGGTTCCCATTTCTTTGAAAATGTAACCATCATAACTAATTACTTTTTCTTCTACAACTTTTAAAATGTGTTTCATATCTGATTTTGCTATATTAACGTGTCTAGGTGAAGAATCTGTTTTATGCTCATCTATATATAACTGATTTTTTATTTGATCTATATATTCCATCTTCATGTGCTTAACACCACTTATACGGCAACCAGTACAAATCATGATATATAGTGCTAATCCAGAACGCGTATTTTTATTTCTTAAATAGTCTTTTAGTTTTTCATATTCAGATAAGGATATATACTTATCAGTTTCGAGTTTAGTTTCGTTACCTGCTTTATAATTGACTTTATAAGTAGGATTTTTATTTATCAATCCATCATACATAGCATCATTTAACGCCGAACGAATCGCGCCGTTGGTTTTGCGTATGGTTTCTTTTGCATGAGTTTTTGAAAATTCGTTAATAAACTTTTGGTATATCTGTCTATTCAATTTAGAAAGTTCAATATTACCTATTTTATTATTTTGTATATGTTGCAAAGTAAACTTATAGTGTCGATAAGTAGAGGGTGAAACAATCGGTTCCTTATAAGTTTCGCACCAATTTTTGAAATAATCTGCAAAAGTTAAAGATATATCGAAATTATAGCCCTGTCTTAATTCGTTCAACTTATCTAATCCTGCAGAATCTGCTTCACGTTTTGTTCTGAATCCTTTTCTTCTATAGCGTTTGCCCTCATGTTTAAATTCATATTGCCACTTTTTACCATCATAACAACGTGTTTGCATGTCATTCCTCCTAAAAAAGATAAAAATATATAGGGCATCGTTAAATGCCCGTTTTATTTACTATTTACTCATTTTTTCTGCATACAGTTTTACTTCTTCTCTTGCTGTATAGTGTGACGTCTCATTCGGTACACTATGTATAAAAATACCTTTATTAGTCTGTACTTTATACTCTGTTATAAAGTCATATTTGTTTACCTCTAATATCTGCATAATTTTTTCTTCTCCCAATTTGTTAAATAAAAAGAGCAGTTTAGCTGCTCTTAGAATTATTCTGGATTTAATTCATAAACATAACGTTTGTCTGAAAATGACATTGATGGTTTAAACTCTAATTCAAGTTCTTCAGGATTGCCGTTGATAGCATATGCTTCTGAGCCAGATGTACTTCTGTCAGGTGAAACTGACCCTAGTAAGGTATCTTGAATATCAGTTGCAGGGTAAGTATCAACTTCTTCTCCGTCAGCGTAAACTTTTAAATCTCCGCCCACAGGAATTTCGGAATCAGAGTTATTTTTGATTTTAACATTCACTTTAAGAACTTTATCAGCTTGAACATCTGAAAATTCGTTTCTGTCATTAATGTATTCTGAACCTTGAAGTGTAAACTCTACACCGTCAATTTCAACAGTGTCCCCTTTTTTCTTTATCTCGCTTCCACTTGATGGTTCTCTCTCATTTGAGCTATTGTCGCTATTATCTGAACTGTTGGTTTCAGTTGCTGTTTCAGTGCTAGAGTTGCTATCTTCCCCATAACTTGCCATAGTACCAATTGCCCCAATGAGTGAAGCAAGGCCAAGTACAAAAACAACGATTGTACTAATTAACACACCTTTGACTTTTTTCTTTTTAGATAGGAACACAATTGTAATAATGAACAATGTGATAAATGCTAAAGATAATAATCCCCATATAAAAAATAATAATCCTGCTAAAATAATAAATCTCTCCCTTATATGTAATCTTTACAAAGCGTATCAAAATATTAGAGGAAAATACATAGGTTGAACAAAATTAGTATAAATAATATAGCGTCGATTAATAAAACTGGTATTAACTCAAATTATGATATTCAAATACTTGTAGTGGTTCAAACTTGATTACATATCCCTTATAGTAAACATCTAGCCCATGTTTCATTTTATAATGTTCAATTGCTTTTAATACATAATCATTCGACACTTCAAAATGACATGCCATTTCATGTAAGTTACATACACCAGCATGAAAAGCTCCAATAATACCGTCTAGGGTAATGACCATTTCACACCCTAGACGTCTTGCTTTCAATTCAAACTTTCTGTTTAACATTATAGATTGATCACGTATATCACCGTATGTAATTTTATAATGTGCCAATTCCTCTGCTAATATTTCTACCTTATGAACATGTTTGTTTTTCCTATTAAGCAATATGATTTTATCCAAATTAACTCCGCCCAGTTCGTTAGGTAATACGTTCGTTTCTTTAATTTTTATATTGTCATAATCGATTAACATTTGTTCGAAACTTCCCATATATATATAACCCCTTACTTATTGTCATCATTATCTTGGATAAAACGAGCATATTCAATTACTTTCTTCCATTGTTCTTCTGTTAAGTCACCGTCTAAGTGAGCAGCTATTGTTTCAAAAGAATTTTTAACGGTTCTTTCTTCATCAGTAGGACGATTAGTAGGAACATCATAGCCTAATAACCAAGCTTCACTAACATTTAGTACTTTTGCTAATACATATAATTTCTTTTGACCAGGTTCAGTTTTACCATTAACGTATTGACTTAAATCTGTCTTGGAAACTTTAACACCAGTTTCTTCATATAAGAGTTTCGATTTGTTTATTACATCAACTTGTTTCATGCCAGAAGTATTGAGAGCCTGTTTTAATCTTTTACTAAATGAAGATTTCATAATGTGTTGCCTCCTTTAATTTATAAATACATTATAAGTTCAATTGAACAAAAGTTCAAGGAAAATATTCAAAAACTTTGAACAAAAGTATTGCAAGTGCTTTTTGGATGTGTTAAATTATGTGTAGTTCAAAATTATTGAACCAATTGATAACGAAAGGAGATAGACAACATGTGCTTTGATTATTCAGCATTGACCGGCAGAATTGTAGAAAAGTTTGGTAGTAGACAAGCCTTTGCTTATGCAGTTGGATTGTCTGAACGAAGTCTTTCTTTAAAACTAAATAATAAAGTTGGTTGGAAAGATAGAGAAATATCTAGAGCGATAGATTTATTAGAATTAGAAGAGTCAGAAATACCCGCATATTTTTTTAATCGTGAAGTTCAAAATAATTGAACTAATTAAGGAGGAAATACAGTGGAACAAATAACATTAACAAAATTAGAGTTAGAACACATTATTGAACGAGCTATAAACAAAAAGTTAAACGAGCCAAACGTAGTAAGACCAGTATCAATATTTTCAGAAGTGAAGATACAAGAAAACGAAATAGCGAAGGTGAATGAAAGATTTAGTTTTACAGAATTCATTAATAAACCATACAGAGGCAGACACTTCAAACCTTTAGCTCTTAGAAAGTTTAATTGCGGTGGAGGGGATTACTTTAACGGGAAAGTTCACGATGACCATATACATGACCACATGAGAAAACTCACTTTATCGTTATTCGGGGTCTCAAAAAACTCAGATTTAAATGAAGAAGATTATGAACAAGCTAGTGAAATGTATAAATATTTTAAAGACCTATATCTTCATTTGTACAACAAAAGAATTTCAAAACTAACAATCAATGATTTTGAATAGGAGGAAAGCAAATGCAAGATTTACAAGTATTAGAACAAAACAATGATTTTTATGTGGATAGTAGAGAAGTAGCAGAAATGGTGGATAAGCAACATAAACATTTAATTAGAGATATAGAAAATTATGAAAGTGTAATTTTGCAAAGCCCAAAATTGGACCCTGCAGATTATTTCATTCAATCAACTTATGTAGGAGGTAATAGCCAATCTTACAAACACTACCTATTAACTAAAAAAGGTTGCGACATGGTAGCCAACAAAATGACAGGTGCAAAAGGGACACTATTCACTGCAATGTATGTAGACGCATTCCATAAGATGGACGAACATATCAAACAATCTCAGTTAAATGTTCCACAAACGCCAATGCAAGCATTAGAAATGATGTTCAGTGTTCAAAAAGAACAACAAGAATTTAACCAACGCATTGAAACAGAAGTAACTGGTATTCGTAACATTGTAGGAATGGAAACGAAGAACTGGAGAAACGATACAAACAAAGTGTTAGGTGCTATCGCTCAACATCTTGGTGGGGGAGAGAAACATAAAATGATTCGTATGGAAGCCTACAAGTTATTAGAAGAAAAAGGGCGCTGCAAGCTAGAACAACGAACGAATAACCGTAAAGCCAAAATGTTATCTAAAGGTGCAACTAAAACTCAAATCAATAAGTTGTCTAAATTAGATGTAATAAATGACGAACCAAGATTAATTGAAATTTACATTACGGTTATCAAAAGCATGGCGATCAAATATGGCGTAGATATTAACCAATTCGAAATTTAGGAGGAACACTATGACACAAGAGCAAAAAGAACAACTAACTTACATTCTATACACATTACAGATGAACGTTAACGATAAATCGACAACGTATGAACATTCAGTTGAAGAAGCAGGTATTGTAACAACATTTGAAATCAGTAGAGAACAACATTTAGAGGAAGTAATGCGTTGGGCAGCACAAGAAATAGAAAGAGAGTTTGACGTATTACCAACAATCGAACAATAGGAGGAAACGGAATGAGTAACGAAAATAAAAAACTACCTCAAGAAGAATTACTCAAGATAGTTTGGAAAGATTTATATCGACTGTTAGACGATATGAAAAGAACATTCAATTTGATTTTTGAATTATTCATCACATCAACGATTATTATCGTGTTGCTGATTATTTCGATTATTGTATCAATTTTAATACTTTAAGAATCAAGGGGAACAAAACTGTACAAACCCAAAAAATAAAGTTAAGCGTATTTTTGAAAGCTATTATATTAACAGGAAATATTAAATTAAAGAATTTTGCAGGTAAAGCTAAAGTCTTTTGGATAGCGTATGTTGGATTTTTCAGGTATTCGTAATTAATTCTTTCATACTCTAGCTCATCATTCAATTTCAATATTCTTTCCTGAATATATTCTGGATCTATGTACTCTGACGTATCAGTATGTGAAGCATCCCCTAAAAGCAAAGAAATTCTAACTCTTTCAAAAATTATTTTATTAGCAATTTCTTTAACAAATTTACCATTATCCAAATTCTTTAAGTGTTCACTATGTAATTTTAAATAGTTAGCAATTTCATCAATTCTATTATTACTTTTTCTAAGTGCCGATATGTAGTTGAGTAAAGTAACTAATAAAAATAGTCCTATGACTATAAACAACCAATTAGTCACATAATCACCTCCTTTCATTGGGAGAGTGTATCAGAAATTAAGGAGGAAACGGAATGAATAAAAATAAAAACCCCCAAACTACTCATGGCAGAGATCAGAATGAGGATGGAAAATCTTATTACAATTTTGATAATCCTAAGAAGCCCGGAAATATTTTAACTATCAAGAGTGATGGAGTTTTCATTAATGGAATTAGAATTCCTTTCGTATTATACAACTCTATCGAAACTAATGGAGTAATCGCCAAAATAGAAATGGGCGTTGAAAAGGTTATTGTAGAAGGTTATCCAACAGATAATTCGGAGAAAAAGCAGATATACTAGCACCCTGTTTTTTAGCGAACTTTTTTAACTTTTTAAAGTTAGAATCATCAGATAGCAAATCTAAATATTTATGCCCTTTAGTAGATAGACCTTTAAAACAGTAAACAGGCTCGTCCATTGTGGGATTTCTAGTCCCTTTAATTACATTATCTGTAAGAGCGTTGTCTACTACATTAAAAATATCTTTTTTGATAATTTGCTCATCTTTTTCTGACCGCAATTTTTGTATATAAGGGTCATAAGATAAATGCTTCATTAATTTATAACCATCATCAATTTCAGTATTTCTTAAGGCTAAAAGGATAGTTTCATAAAGTTTGAAATAATCCAAAATAAGACCTCCTTTCTTAGGGGAGTGTATCAGAAACTAAGGAGGAAATGTAATGGAACAAAAAATAACAGTAAATGCAAGTATACCTGATACTCATGTATTAGTAGAAAAAGAAGAATTCCAGAAACTTGTAGAACTTACGTTAGATCCCGTATGGGACATGAACGATTTGAAAAAGAAATTAAAAATGTCTTCTGAAGACACAATTAAACGAAAGTTATTAGATAATCATAAATTTAAAAAAACACTGAAAGCACAAGGTATCGTTCATTATCCTAATCAAGAATTTAACAGATGGAGATTTAATGCAAGAAAGATGAACAGATTTATCGATGAACACTTTGAAGCTATACACGGAAAGGGGAGATAACATGAGAGGCTTACTAGCATTATCAACAGCAGTAGTCGTATTCTTCATAGCTTTGATATTCACTAAAGACTTTATCCACTTGTTTCTAATCTACTGGGTAGCTGTTTGCTTTAGCTACATGGCTTGGGACAGTTGGATTAACTATTTAAAGGCAATAAAAAAGACCGCTAAGCACGACAATGCTTAACAGTCAACAGTTTACAAATAATTTATACAAACAGTATACCCCAAAACATAGGAGGTAATCAACATCGCAAATGAATTTACAGATACCACAGTGATATATCGCATAAAAGATGACCATTATGGACGTTATATAACGAACAAACCTACAGCACCAGAGTTTGCTAATTACAACCCGATGCGTAGTAACGCAAGAAAATTCACAGGTTTAGAAGATATCGAAGTTAAGTGGGACGAACACTTAATTGAAATAGAAGAAGTTATTACGATTACAAAACGTAAAACAATTAGGTTTAAAGATTTAAAGGAGGTCCAGCATGACTGAACAAACATTATTTCAACAGTTAAACGCAATAAATGTAAGTGATCATGTAGAGAAAAAGAACAACTTTAATTACTTAGCGTGGACTCATGCACACGAACAATTGAAGAAAATAGACCCTGATTACAAAATTAAGACACATGAATTTCCACACCCAGATGTTTCGAACGAACAAATATTTGTACCATATTTAGCAACGCCAGAAGGATATTTTGTCCAAGTATCTATAACAGTAAAAGGTGTAACTGAATCAGAATGGTTGCCAGTATTAGACTTCAAAAACAAGTCACTAGCCAAAGGTCAAGCTACTACTTTTGATATCAATAAAGCACATAAGCGTTGTTTTGTTAAAGCTGCAGCATTACATGGTTTAGGTCTCTACATCTATAACGGTGAGGATATGCCTGAACAACCATTTGTAACTGCATCTGAAGATGAAATAAAACAAGTGAACGACAAAGTAAAACAACTTGCACCACTGATGAAGATAAGCGAAGCACAACTAAAAAAGAAAATGAACATACCAGACAAAATTTCAACACAGGATGCTGAAGAATCACTTGTCAGATTAGATAACGGAATCAAATATTACAATAAAAAGGATGATAAATAATGACAAATTCAATCATATTAACAGGACGTATTACGAAAGATTTGGAAATTAAAGAAGTAGGACAAAACAAAGTTACTCACTTCTCATTAGCAGTAGACAATCCCTTTAAACGTGACGATACAAGCTTCTTTCATATTGAAGCGTGGAATAGAACAGCAGACTTATTAACGGAATATTGCGGGAAAGGTTCGAAAATACTAGTTGAAGGTTCAGCTAGACAAAATACTTTTACTGATAAAGAAGGCAATAATCGAGAACGTGTAGTTTTCAATGCTAACAGAATTGAATTTTTAGATAGTAAATCATCTAGTAATCAAAGCAAAAAGGACAACCCATTTTCTAACGGGTCAAAAGATATTGAATCAGAACTACCGTTTTAAGGAGTGATTTAAATGGGTGAAGTATCATGGATTAAATTAAAAGTCGGTATGTTTGATGATAGTAAAATCAAATATATCGAGGCATTACCCGAAAGAGATACGATCATAACGATTTGGGTTAAATTACTAACTTTGGCTGGTAAGTATAACGAACAAGGTTACATCATGTTATCGGAAAAATTACCTTATAACGAAGAAATGTTGGCGAATGAGTTTAATAGACCACTTAATTCAATCAGATTAGCACTAAATACATTTCAAACTTTAGGAATGATAGAAAACTATGATGGTGTACTTAAAATAGCTAATTGGGAGAAACACCAAAATGTTGAAGGGCTAGACAAAATCAGACAACAAACACGTGAAAGAGTTCGTAAACATAGAAACCAGAAGCAGTTAATAGAGGATAGTTCAGATGTAACGTTACATGTAACGCACGGTAACGCAACAGAAGAAGAACTAGAAGAAGATAAGAATAGAGAAGATAAAGAAGTAACACCTTCCCTCCCTTACAAAAATATCATTAAACATCTTAATAATGAAGCTGATAAAAAATACAAACATACAACTGGTAAAACTCAAACGTTAATCAAAGCTAGATTTAATGAAGGATTTAATGAAGATGACTTCATAAATGTTATAGACAACATGGTTAAAGAATGGAAAGGCGATAACAAAATGGACAGATACCTAAGACCAGAAACGTTATTTGGTACAAAGTTTGAAAGTTATCTAAACCAAGCAACAACTATTACTAATAAGAGCGATGGAGATAGTTTCTTTAGTCAACTTATTAACGGGGAGGATTAATTAAATGACTATGAATAGGAAAGAAGCTGCAACAATCATGAGTTTAGTTGATTCTGCTTACAATATGAATTTCGCTAAAGATGATTTGAAAGCTAGATTATGGGTTGAACAACTCACAAAGTATGGAGATTACGATAGATCATTACACAAGACTGAAAAATATATACGTGAACATAAGTTCAAACCTACTGTATCTGAAATCATGGACAGTAAACCTAAGCAGTCAAACGACATTGTAATACCGGAAGAAGAAACTCACGAGTACAGAATGAAGCACGATCAGGAATATGCCAAAAATCGTGAAGCGTTAAAAGATAAATGGCAACAAATGAAACAAGAATGGATGAGTGAAGATGACTAATATAAATGTGTTGAACACCGAAGAAGCCATCGTTTCTAATCTCATGCGTAATCCAGACTTACTAGGCAAGTTAAAACTTAAACCACAAATATTTAATGATGATAAGATTCAAGGTTTTATTCAGTACATCATGGATAGTGGGAAAGTTGATGTTAACCAAATTTATTATAAAAGTCGTGAGGATAAAAATTTCATAACAACTAAACGATTGGGTGATTTATACAATTCAGATGGAACATCTAAAGTTTTCTTTATGCAGGACCAAATGAACCTACTTGAAAACTATGTAATAAGAGAAGCTGCACAACAAACATCTGAATATCAATCAATGCCTAATCGAGACAACTTTAAATATCTGATAGAACAATTGCAAGAATTAGACAACATGACGATAGATAAAGATAACCCTACTGATAACTACTTGGTGGAAGTCATGGACAACATACTAAGCGATAAGCCGAAAGAGTTTATCAAGACTGGTATAAGTTCAGTGGATAACAGAATTATGGGATTTGAGGCTGGACAGTTAAATGTGTTAGCTGGTAGGCCTTCAACTGGAAAAACTTCACTAGCATTGAACGTTATGTGGAACATTGTTTTGAAAGGTTATCCGACTACATTTTTTAGTTTAGAAACTGGTGGTAATAACATTGTTGAGCGTTTGGTATCAAGTATAACAAACATACCACTGCACAAAGTTAAACAAGCTGATGGCATAAGTGATAAAGAAACAAGCAACATCATGAATGCTATAGACCAAATCAAAAAACACAGCAACTTACGTATTGAAGATACTGCACAGATTACACCACAAGATGTGAGAGAACGAGCTATGGCCCAATCAGAATTACCGCACGTAATCTTTATCGACTATCTAACATTGATGCAATCAGACGTAGCACAACGTGATAGACGACTAGAAGTAGAAAAAATATCACGTGACTTGAAAATAATCGCAAAAGAAACAGGATGCGTAATTATAGCACTTTCACAATTAAGTCGTGGTGTTGAATCGAGAAATGATAAGCGACCAATGATAAGCGACCAATGATGAGTGATCTAAGAGAAGCTGGTGGTATCGAACAAGATGCCAATATGATTTTCCTACTGTATAGAGAAGATTATTACGATAAAGAGTTAATCGACAATGAAACCGGTAAGTCTGATATAGAGTTTATTATTGCTAAAAATAAAGACGGTGAAACAGGTACGGTCGAATTAAAATTCTATAAAAAATCACAGAGGTTTTACGGATGAGTATAGAAGAGTTTCAACAATTACTTGGATATCTATATAGAACGACATATAAGGGCGATACAGACGTTCAATTGTGTTTGCTTGAATTAGGATACGCAATTAATAGGTTGCTCGAAAACGGTCGCCTAACGCCCTTTAATGAATACGACGAAAACAAAGAAATGATTTTTAACGAATATAAAGGTGTGAATATAAATGGGGTTAATTGAAGGTAGCAAGAACAAATATTACTTATACCGAGATAACGATGAAAAAGTAGTATCTGTCTTACCATTGTCACCGAATGTGAACAACGTTGGCAACTTAACTGGTGCTTACTTCACAGGTGCAGACAAGAATATGACTGATGACGAGTTATTACACTTCAAAGCAGTACACAATTTATATTACGAACAAGAACTTGGAAGTCAATTAAATATATTTGATCTGTAGGAGTGAACGAGTTGAGTAAATACAACGCTAAGAAAGTTGAGTATAAAGGGATTGTGTTCGATAGCAAAGTTGAATGTGAGTATTACAAATACTTAGAAGGCCGAAAGTTTATTGATGGCTTTGATTATATTGAAGTGCAGCCAAGATATGAGTTGGTCCCTAAGTTTGGTAAGCAACGAAAAGCTGAATACATTGCAGACTTTGCACTATGGAATGAGGATAAGTTGGTTGAAGTCATAGACGTTAAAGGAATGGCTACAGATACAGCTAAGTTGAAAGCTAAGTTATTCAGATACTTGTATCAAGATGTGACGTTAACGTGGATATGTAAAGCGCCTAAGTACACTGGCAAGGATTGGATAACATATGAAGATTTGATAAAGGCTAGACGAGAACGTAAGAAAGCAATGGAGTGATTCCGATGAATGAAGAAACAATCAGGATTAGATACAACGTGACATACGAGAAGTCTTATACTTTTCCGGCAAATGCTAATGATGAGGATTGTGAGATAGAGGAACAGATCTACAATGAAATGCCGACTAAAGAAGATGAATATACTGACGCAAAAGTGATTAGATTTGAAGAACCGACAATTATAGATAGAGGATTCTAGGGGGACGAGAGAATGGAAAACGTATGGAAAAGAGTCGCAGAACATTATTTAACAGAAGAAAAATTTAAAGAAATAAACGAAGAAATAAACGAAAACCATCACGATGTAGTAATTAAATTCAATATGACGAATTTATTAGGCGGTGGAGAAAGCGAAGATGGTGTATTTTTATCGTTTGAAACCGACATTAGCAATGCCTTTGACGTTGCTTATAGAAATCATGAGAAAAACATTGGAAAAGATACTGGAAGTTTGATTTTGGATTTTGATAACAAGCTAAGTATTGACAGTGTAATTAAGGCATTAGAAATCCTAAAACAAGGTTTTGATAATAAGGAGGACAACTAATGAACATCAATTTAAGTAGAGCTAAAGATGATAAAGGCAACTTATGTTTCGTGATGATAGATGATAACGAAGAAGTGTTTGTAGATGTGGAAGATTACAAGGAAGCAAAACAACTTGGTATCCATTACACGAGAATTAAACATCATGCTAAAAAAGGTAGACGACATTTAAAAAACTACATTAGAAAGTATGACCAACGTCAAGGTGTAGATAGACTTAATGCAGAGGACAGAGAGCGTGCTGAACGTAAGGTTGAGTTAGAAGAACATAAGCGACGTAAGGAACAGGAACGCTTGCAAATGATAGAGGACGCTAAGCGTAGTAGTAAGTGGTTTGAACATTTAGCAGAGAATGACATATTTCCGAAAGTGGTGAAGTAGATGGACACTAAAGAATTGATGATAGAAGAAAATAGAGTGATAAACCGTTTAACTTACTGGAAAATTCAAAAATCAAATGTTGAACAACACATTAAAGCACTTGAATGCAAACGTAACGAGTTAAGAAAGCAACGTTATAAATTTGAAAGTGGTGAAGTAGATGAAGATTAGAGAATTAGACTTAGATCAATATGTAATTGTATATGACATTGGTAAGAGTGAAGATACCAAAGGTATGACTGTTGTAGGACGTGTGGAAGAAATTGTGTTCCATGATGATGGAGAGAATGCAGCTACTATCAATTCATTAGGCAACTTATACGATATCACAGATGATAACTACTTTGATTTGTGGAGTAACTATATAGAGAATAAGACAGAGAGTGTGAGTGACAATAAAAAACCGAGTGTTCGTTGGAGTCTGATAAAGAAAAACACATTGGTAACAAATGAAGGGAAGCATATTGAGATACCAGAAAGTATGATGGAAGACCCGATAACTGACATATTAAGTTATGTCGATAAACAGATTAATAAGACAAAACAATCAGTTGAAGCTAGGGTTAAAGCTATAAATAAAAATATTGAAGATTCGCAAAAGTATATTGATGAAGTTAAATCCAACGACGTACAACAACGTAAGCGTAACGACACAGTCAACCACCCATCACATTATAACTATGGTGATATTGAAGTCATAAATTTCATTGAGCAGGTAACACAACACTACAATCCTAATGTGGCTTATCACATTGGTAATGCTATTAAATACCTTGCACGTTCACCACATAAGAATGGTAAAGAAGATGTGGAAAAAGCTAAATGGTATATCGAACGTGCATTTGAGAAATGGGATGTGAAGTAGATGGCTGGTGGGAAACAAAGGTATGAATACGTAATATACAAAGGCGATGACATTATTTGTCATGGTACACGAAAAGAATGTGCAGAGAAGTTAGGTGTATCTGAACAAACAATCATGTTTATGAGTTCACCTACATTGAAGAATAAAGATAAAGGTACACGATTAATAGCAGAGAAAGTAAGTATCGCAGAGATAGAGAAAGAGTTAGCGCTATGATCCTATCAGACACTATTCGACAAAAGTATAAAATAGACACTACTGGGATGAACAGTATAGAAGTGGCAAGGATGTTAAAGGATGAAGGAGTTAAGGGGTTCGTAATATCTTCGAATGATAGAAATGTAATCGTAGCAGTACCACGTGAGGATATAAAACGGAACAGGAAGATAATGGAGGGGATTAGGAATGTGGGCACCAATTTGTGATTTAGGTAAAGAAAAGGAGATTAAATCGATGAAGATAAAACGTAAAGTACAGAAAAACTTACCACAGTTGATTGAGTGGGCGTGGAAGAATGATGTGAAAGGTGAAAATTTTCCGACAGACCAAAACGAAGAAGCAGGAATATACTTCGCTACTAATAGTGATTTCATGATGAATAACGCAGATTATATTAGATATAATAATACCTTCACAGTCACAACCGAAGAAGAAATTACGGAAGATACAGTGATAGAAAAGTTATATCACACAACAATTCCTAGCAGAATAGTCGAATCAGGTTGTTCAACAATTAAATCTACACTTGAACACAGTACAGTCGAACCTATAGCTTTTTACATCTTAAATGACGACTTAACAATGACTTTAATATGGCGTGATGGAAAGCTGGTTGAATAATGAAACAATTCACAGTTTGGCTAGCAGTCGTAATCATACTGGCGATGATGCTATTGATAATGTGGGCAACTATGTAAAGGAGTGGTGAGTGTGAAGAAGAAATTTACAATTGAAGTTGAAATGGAAGAAAGATGGATTGATTGTTTTATGTCGATGTTAAATAAAATGGAACACCTCGGTAATTTAGGAGCTTCCAGAGATGTTTCTATCTACTCAGATGGTGATGGAGATTTTCGACCTAAATTTAAAGCAGATGTAGATTGGGAAAAAGTAGAATCTGATATAGAAGATAACCATTATGATGCGGGGTAGTATGAACGTATTTTAAATCAATAAGGAGTGATGGCGAGTGAATATTGTAGATATTATTTATAAAGGTTACAAAAACATGGACGGCGATTTGAATATGGGTTCAATAATATTTAAAAAAGATACTTTGTTAATTGTGTCAGCAATCATTTGGGGAACGCTTGAAATTAAGAAAGTTATTCAAGGTAAGGAGTGATGGTGAGTGATTATTAGTAGAAAGAAGTATGAAAAATTAAATGATGATTTAATAGATGCTAAAGCAAAAGTAGATAATGCTAAAAAATCATTAGATGACGAGAATAAAATCATGAGAGCAACGTTGTTAGTTAAGGAACAACGCGACCAATACAAAGCAGAACGCGACACACTTATCGACGATCTATCTTGGTATAAAGCAAAGGTTAGTAGATTGGAAGAAAATAACGATAGGTTGACAGATGGTGTAAAGACTTTGGAAATTGAGAACGCTAATAAATTGACACTCAATTGGGAATTAAAAGGATATGCGGACATGTACAAGGGAGACAGTGATGAATATAAAACCCTTCTATCCGAATTCTCCCAACACATCGGCAACAAACCATCGAGCAGCACGTATAAGTATTTTAGAGCGAAGTTGGACGCATTGGAAATTAAGGAGGACGAGTAAATGTATTCTTTATTAGAACTTGAAAATGTATATGCCAGCCTCAAAGAAGGAATGAGTAAATTTCACGATTTTAAATTCGATACTTTACTGATAGTTGCAGCGATAACATTAGGAACTAATCATATTTGTAAAGCTATAAAAAATACTGAATGTAACAATGATTCCACAATAAAATATATAGATAGATTAGATGATGACAACATCATGGGATGAACATTGATGAGAAAAGAGAAAAAAGCTAAATCAGTTTATTAACCGAAAATAGCTGAAATGAAAGGTGCAAGATAAGCCATGAAGCATAATATTGTAAATAACACATAAATAAATCCCTTAATTTCGTCACTCATAGATTCAACCCCTTTTATAGAATCAAGAAAGTAATTTTAAAATAGTCCAGCAATGAAGTCAATAATATTATAAAAACGAAAATCAGGGAGGACAAATAACATGAATGAACTAATCAAATTGGTAGAACAATGGAGTATAGGTAAAAACTTACACAAAGGTAATTCAGATAGACAAGCATTGAAATTCTATGAAGAGGCTGGCGAAGTTGGTGCAGCATTATCACGTAACAAGATGGATGATCTAAAAGACGGTATAGGCGATACAGTCGTAACTTTAATTATATTGGCACAACAACATGGAATGACATTAGAGGAGTGTTTACAGTACGCGTATGACGAAATCAAAGGAAGAAAAGGAAAGACAATCAATGGAACGTTCATCAAAGAATCAGACTTGTAAAGATAAAGACATACTACAAAAAGTTAAGGAAGTGTTACAGCGTGACTAATTATTTAATCCGACACATAACCGACTCAACCGGTCACACTTTCACAGAAGTTATCAAGCCACGTGAGAATGAGCGTTACGAGATTGTGAGTGCAGAGAGCAAGGCAGAGGCTGAAAAGGTAGCTAAAAAACGTTAAGGAGGTTGGTTTGTAATGATAACTGCAATGATAAGTATTTACGCGATAAGTTTTCTGTTTCTTTTGCATCCAGTTATAGATGGATTTCTTTTAAAGAAAGAACGCAATAAACAAATCAAAGTGTATGTAGATGAAACAAACAAAATAGCTTTTATTGCACCTCAGAAGAAAGCAAGCCAAGAAGATATAGAAGAAATATATCAAAGTATAATATATTCCTATGATGAAGTCATTATGGTGTCACAGGATGTCATTTTTAAAGGAGCGTATCGTAAAGAATGAAAACATATAGAAAAGTAATCGAATTTATTATTTATACTGTGTTCACAGCTATTGTAGTAGGTATAAGCACAATTATATTAGGTTTAATGATCTTAGGTATACAAAATATATATTCATTAATGTTATAGGGGGAAGAACATGCAAGAGTTGAAGCGAATAGATTATGCTAAATTAGAAGATTATCTTGAGCATATCAATAAATATAAAAAAGATTTGAAATTCAGAGAGTATGAACTGTTAAGCAATCATGATTCTGAAAATAAAGAAGGTGGAAAAGCAAATCTAATTAGCAATCCAGTTGAACGACAAGTCATAATGTGTGAACAAGACGCTAAATATAAAAAATTAAAAGATATTGTTGAAGGGACACAAAGGTTCTTAAAGCAATGTGATAATGAAACTCTTGAAATATTTAGACTGATATATTGGGATAAACCATATGATTGTAATACATGGAATGAGGTGGCAGATAGATATTACACAAGTAAATCTAGTATGTTGAGATACAGAGATGTTCAATTAGAAAAATTGTCACAAGAAATTAATTACGTTTAAATTTGGACTTTTACTGCTGTTGAAGTCCACGTGAAACCGATGTAATATGATATTATGTTCTTAATTGAACAACATACGTTTCTTTTACTGGTGGTTACAATTCTTTAGTGCATGAACATTTTCCTTTTTTACAGATTAGTATTAACTCCTTTAAGTCGGCTGAGAGCTAACTCAGTCGGCTATTTTTATGATAAAATATTAATCAAAATAAAAAATGGGGGATTGTTATGGATAGATTAGATATTAACGAAGATTATTTTAAATTGTACGAAAACAGATTATATCACGTGTTTATTATCAATCCAGAGGAACATAGTCGCTTTTGTGGCAAAAAGTACGCTATTATCATAGAAAATAAAAATCAAATTATGTTTCCGTTAGACAAAGATGAAAATATTGAGAACCAAGTAGAATCTTATATTAAAAATTTTGATAAAGAATTAGAATATAAGCATTAATTAGAAATCTTTATCCAGCACCCATTCCCATTGAGGTGCTATTTCTATACACAAATTTAACAAGCTATTAGCATAATGAGGTGGTAATATCCGATGAATGACTTAAATAAACGACAAAAAACATTTGCAGAAGCATACGCTATTCCAGGTACTAGTACTTATGGTAACGCTACTAAGTCAGCTATTAGTGCAGGTTATAAAGAAAGTAGAGCGGAAGTTACTGGTAGCGAGCTAGTAAGAAATAGTAAGATACGAGAATATATAAAGGGTATAGAACAAGAATTATTCGATGAACAAATTATGAGTGGCAAAGAAGTGTTATATCGACTCACTCGAACTGCAAAAGCAGAAAATAAAGAAGTTGAACCTATGATAGTTAAAACAGGTAATTACAAAGAAAATCCAGATACCAGTAAAAGACAACTTGTTTATGATGAAAGAGTTGAACTAGTAGCACGTGAACCTAAGATGAGTGACCAAAACAAAGCACTTGAATTATTAGGTAAATATCATAAGTTGTGGACTGAGAAGCAAGAAATCACACAGCGCAATATTGAATTAAACATAGGTGAGTATGATGACGACAGCGACAGTTAATCTGAACATACCTAAGCCAAGTGAAGTATTTAACCGAAACATATTTGAGGTGCTGACAGATTACAGTCATTTCACAGAGGTGCATTATGGTGGAGGATCGTCAGGCAAATCACATGGCGTTGTTCAAAAAGTGGTACTCAAAGCGCTGCAGGATTGGAAACACCCACGAAAGATATTGTGGCTCAGAAAAGTAGGTGCCACGATTGCAGACAGCTTATTTCAAGATGTGAAGAGTTGCCTTATAGACTTTAAGGTGTGGGACTTATGCGAATGGAACAAAACAGACAATAGAGTCATATTGCCTAATGGTGCAGTATTCCTGTTTAAAGGCATGGATAACTCAGAGAAGATTAAATCAATCAAGGGCATTAGTGACGTTGTGATGGAAGAGGCATCAGAGTTTAACCTGAATGACTACACACAGCTTACATTACGTCTGAGAGAGCGTAAGCATTTAGATAAGCAAATATACTTAATGTTTAACCCTGTGAGTAAGCTCAACTGGGTATACAAGTATTTCTTTGAGGGCGAGCCTCACAGCAACACATTAATAAAACAATCAAGCTATAAAGATAATAAATTTCTTGATGAAATGACAAGACAGAATTTAGAAGATTTGGCAAAGCGCAACCCTGCTTATTACAAAATATACGCATTAGGCGAATTTGCTACGCTCGATAAGCTGGTATTCCCTAAATACGAAACAGCTATATTGAATACAGAGCAGCTGAGTCATTTGCCGTCATATTTCGGGCTCGATTTTGGTTATATTAATGACCCGAGTGCTTTCATGCACGTCAAGATAGACAGCAAGAACAAGAAACTCTACATCATAGATGAATACGTCAAGACAGGCATGTTAAATGATGAGATTGCAAAGACAATCAAGCAGCTAGGCTATAAAAAAGAAGAGATTACAGCCGATAGTGCAGAACAGAAAAGTATTGCAGAGCTTAAAAAGCTAGGCATTGAGCGTGTAAGGCCTACTAAAAAAGGTAAAGGCTCGATTGTTCAAGGCATTCAGTTCCTGCAGCAATTCGACATCATAGTTGATGAGCGTTGCTACAAGACAATTGAAGAGCTGAACAACTACACATGGAAAAAGGATAAGCAGACCGAAGAATATTATAACGAGCCTGTAGATACTTACAATCACTGTATAGATGCTCTCAGATATAGCGTAGAGCGTTTCTACAATGTAAAACCTGAGCGCAAGAGCAAAGCAGCGAAGAACGTACAGGCAATTAAAAGAATGGGCTTATAGGAGGTTAGGCAATGGCGACAGTGAATAATTACGAGCGTGACATAGATTATAAAAATCACAGAAATAAAGTTTTTAGACGTGATGCAAATGAGGTGTATACGTACGATGGAACAAGCGAAGAGCTGCAGCAAGATACTGACAGGCTGAGCGAGTTCATTAAGCATCATTTATCAGTACAGCGTCCTAGACTAGATATGCTTAACGACTATTATGAGGGGCTCAACTTCAACTTAACGAGAAGTACTTACAGACGTGAGAATCATAAGGCTGATAACAGAGTATCGCATGATTACTCATCTTACATTACAGACTTTATAAATGGTTACTTTTTAGGCAATCCGATACAAGTAGAAACGGATGACGAGAAAGTTGCGGAAGAGCTTGAGCACATGACAGACCTAAACGACCTAGACAGTCATAACAGGTCGATTGGCCTAGACTTGTCTATATTCGGTCGTGCCTATGAGTACATCATACGCAATCAAGATGATGAAATAAGAGTCTATAAATCAGATGCACGAAATACATTTCTTATATTCGATACGAGCATTGAAGAAAACAGCCTTGTAGCCATTCGTTACTGGTTAGCAGAGACGAACGAGCAGCAAGAGGACATTTACAACGTTGATGTGATTACACCTGACGCGACTTATTTCTGCAGAGCCAATACGACAACAAACTTAAAGCTCATTGAACGTAAGCCAGCTGAAAGGCATATGTTCGGACGTGTAACAATCACTGAGTTTAGGAACAACGAGAAACGCCGAGGCGACTTTGAACGTGTTGTTCCGTTGATTGATTTGTATGATAACGCACAGGTCGACACAGCAAACTACATGAGCGACTTAAATGACGCGATGCTATTAGTTAACGGCAATTTAGACTTGAGCGACACAAACGTTGTGAAACTTCAAAAAGAGGCTAACATGCTACATCTTGAGCCGCCTGAATATCAGAGCGACGATGGCAAGGTAACAGAGGGCAAAGTTGACGCTAAATACATCTACAAAGAGTACGACGTTAACGGCTCAGAGGCTTATAAAGATAGAATCAACGCAAACATACATCTATTTACGAATACACCTGACATGAGTGACGAGAAATTCTCTGGGCAGCAGTCAGGAGAAAGTATGAAGTACAAGCTATTCGGTTTAGAACAGCGTACAGCAATTAAAGAGGGGCTATTTAAAAAAGGTCTCAGACGACGCTACAAATTGATTGAAGAAATGCTCAAATTAAATAGTGAGTTAGAGCGTAACAAGACTTTACGAGACGTAACTTATACATTCAATCGTAACTTGCCTAAATCGCTAAGTGAGAACATACAGGCTGTGAGTCAATTGTCGGGCATTGTGTCAGATGAAACGAAACTCAGCCTTTTATCATTCGTAGACGATCCTAAAGCAGAGCTTGAACGCTTGCAGCAAGAAGAGTCAGACGAGCTTGAGAGAGCTGACAAGCGTGAGTACAATTTCGGAGCTCCAGCAGATGGCAACAGCCAAACGGAAGAGTGATAAAGCATGACTACTAATCAAGAATATTGGCGAGAACGTGCAAAAGAGGCAATGAAACAAGAGGCTAATGATGATAGAGAGGCAATACAGCGTATCAATGGCGTTGTTGATGAAATGGTTGATGACATTGAGCGTGAAATCCTAGCCTTTTACGCCAAATACGCAACCGCTGAAGGTTTAACACTTGAAGATGCTAAAAAGAAAATTGACCGTACTGACATTAGGAAGTTAGAAAACAAAGCTAAACAATACGTAGATAATAAAGATTTTAGCGATAAAGTTAACAAAGAGTTGAAACAGTACAACACTAAAATGTATGTAAGCCGTGAAAAAATGTTGCAAATGCAATTAGGGCTGTTAATGACATATGCAACAGCTCAAATTGAAAGCCAAATGTACAACTACATGGAAAGCGCCTATTACAGAGAAGTACAGCGACAAGCTGGTCTTGTAGGTGCAACAGCTAACGTAACACTTGAGCATATACAAGCAATTATTAACACACCATTTGATGATGTTGTTTGGTCGACACGTATTTGGAAGAACATGGAACATACACGCAAACAGGTAAATAAGGCAGTGCGTAACACTATGCTACGAGGTAGACACCCTAAAGAATTTGTACCTGAGTTGAGAAAAGAATCAGGCGTAACAGCATATCAAGCTAAGCGGTTGTTACTTACTGAAACAGCACGTGTTCAAACACAAGCGCAGCAACAGCACTATATAGCTACAATGGGTAAAAATGCCAAATATGAATTTTTAGCCTTTCTTGATGACAGAACAACTCAGACCTGTAGAAATCATAACAGCAATACTTACAAGGTTAGCGAGATGAAAGCTGGTATTAACGCTCCACCAATGCACCCGCACTGCAGAAGTTTCACTGTGCCTTATGTTGATGATATTGAGGAAGAACTAGAAGATTTCTTTAAAAAACGTAAAGGCAAATATAAGATAGACGGTTTTGAATTGGAGGCGAATAAAGATGAGTAATTATTTAAAATCGATTGCTGAGAGCCTTTATGGCATACACAAAGAGTTAATAAAGCTTAATCAGACACACCCGAGCAACCAAGCACAAAAAGAAAATAAACCTAAAAACACAAGAGAATTAGATCCTAAAGACTTTGGATAGCTGCTTACCTTAACTGGTAGGTGGCTATTTTTTATGACCTGAATAAGTCATTAAACTGTTCTAAATTACTGTACGGGCTTACACGAACTGAACGCCACACATGAAACTTATGACTGACTGGGCTTAATTGACTGGTTGGGCTTACAGCAGATTGTGTGGTCAAGGTAAACGGCAAGACTGGATGGGAGGACAAATGACAATGACAAATCAAACTAAAGATAAATTGAAATTAAACTTACAGCATTTTGCTGAGGGCGGCGAGCCTCAAGACCCGCCTGCACCACAAGACCCGCCTGCAGACCCGAAAGACCCTAAGCCAACAGACGACACTTTCACAAGTTCAGAAGTTGACTCTAAGGTCAGTAAAGCTGTAGAGAAAGCATTACAAAAGAAAAAGCAGGAACATCAACAAGAGTTAGAGGACGCTAAAGCAGAGGCACGCAAACAGGCTGAGAGCTATGCAAAGCTAACTGAAAAAGAGAAACGCGATCAAGAGCTTTCAGACCGTGAGAAACAACTTGCTGACAAAGAGCGTGAGCTTAACTTGCGCCACCTTAAAGCAGACGTTGAGACAGACCTGAAAGACAATGAGCTACCTGCAGAGTTTGCTGATACTTTAGTCACTTTGGAAGATAACGAGAAGATTAAAGAGGCTATTCAAGGCATCAAGCAACAGTTCGATGCTGCAGTACAGGCACAAGTCAAAGAGGTTACTCGACAAGGTACGCCTGCAAGCAACAGCTCAAGTTTTATTAACAAGAGCAAAGGCTCTAACTCGATTCAAGAAATGGCAAGAAACGCACGAATTATTAAATAGAAAAATGGAGGCACCAACTTATGACTAACAAACTTAAATTAAACTTACAACATTTCGCACAAATCGACACACCACCGCAAGACTTTAACCCTGATAATGTGTTAATGCACGAACAACCTGACGGCACTTTATTAAATCAATTTAACGAGCCTATCTTGCAGGACGTATTAGAAAACTCGAAAGTTATGCAATTAGGTAAGTTCCAAGATATGGGCGGCAATTCAGAGAAATCATTCTCATTCTGGGCAGATAAACCCGGCGCTTACTGGGTAGGAGAGGGCGAGAAAATTCAAACGTCTAAACCAACTCACGTAGAGGCATCAATGCGCTCTCACAAATTAGGTGTCATTCTTTTAGCATCTCGCGAATACTTAAATTACACTTACTCAGATTTCTTCGAGGCTATGAAACCTCAAATCGCAGAGGCATTCCGCAAGAAATTTGATGCTGCAGGTATCTTGAACGTTGAGAATCCTTTCGACCAATCAATCGACACAGCAGCAATCAGTGCAGACAATGTTGTAACTGGTGGTATCAGCTACGACAACTTACTAGAATTAGAAGATGTATTGCTTGCGGACGATGTAGAGGCAAACGGCTTTATTTCTAAAGCGCAAAACAAAACGGCTTTACGCCAAGCACGCGATGAAGTAACTGGCGAGTCTATTTATGACCGTTCTAGCAACACGATTGACGGCATTCAAGCAGTAGACTTGAAGAGCTCAGACTTGCCTAAAGGTACTATTTACGCTGGCGACTTCGACCACTTATACTATGGCATTCCGTACAACATCAGTTACGAAATCTCTACACAAGCGCAATTATCAACAATCCAAAACGCTGACGGCTCGCCTGTAAACTTATACGAGCAAGAGTTAATCGCATTACGTGCGACTATGGACGTTGCAATGTTAATCGCTAAAGATGACGCATTTGCTAAGTTAGAAGATGGCGAAACAACTACAACAACTACTACAGCATCGGTCTAATAGCCTATGACTAAGTTCATAATGTGTCAGCCAGCAGTACAGCGCTTTGAGTGGGAAGTAGCGACGGCAGTATATGACTTACAGCAAAACGGTGTAAAGGCCTCAGACATTGTTGTCTTGTTCTCAGAGCATGACAGCAGTGTCATCGAGCGTCTTAAAGCTAAATTTGATATTAATATTCATGTTTATGCTGATAACCGCCCTGATAAGTCATACATTCCCTCCCTAAAGCCTTACTTGATGTATAGGTACTTGCTGGAAAACTCAGACCGAGAAAAAGAAACGTATTACTATATCGACAGTGATGTAGTTTTCAATTCCATACCTGACCTGAGTGAACGACCTATCAGCCCTGAGCGATGGTACGGCTCGGATTGCTCAGGCTATATGGACTTAAATTATATTTATAGCTGCAGGAACGCACAGGAGGTTATACAAGGCCTTACAGACATTGTAGGTATTAAGTTATCTGATATAGAAAACATGGACTGTATAGGCGCTCAGTACGTCCTGTGTGAGCCTAAAGCTCATCAGTTTGGCAAGATATATAAAGACTCAGCTAAAATGTGGCGGTTTGTTAAAGATTTAGATACTGATTTTCAGAAATGGACGGTCGAGATGTTTTCGACACTTTACAACATGGCCTACTTTGGCATTACGCCTGTAGCTCATGAGGTGCTTGACTTCATTTTCCCAACTGACGACATTGAGCGTTTTAACGACGTGCATATCTTGCATAACGCAGGTGTGACAGCAGAGCATGACCACCTTTTCAGGAAATCAGACTATATCAATAAATCGCCTTTTACGGCTGATTTAAGCCATGTTGATAGGACAAAGGCAAGTTACAGATATGTAGAAAAACTAAATAAGGCAGGTGCACATTATGAAGTATAAAGTTTTAGTTCCATTCAGGGACAAAGAATCAGACACGCCTTACGTGAAAGGCGACTACATCGACAGCTTATCAATCAAGCGTTATAAAGAATTAAGCAATCAAAGAAAAAATGCTTATGATACTAAGTTCATAGCAATTGATGTGGTGGATAACTCGAAAAAAGCTGACTTATTAAAAATTGCTGAGGCTCAAAACATTAAAGTCTCAGAGGACAATACGAAAGCTGAAATATTAAAAGCATTGGAGGGGTAACGCATGGCACGCCTTGAAGATGTTAAAACAATCATCGGCATTACAGACAATAAGCAAGACAAGCAGATTGAGAAGTTAATCAAATTGACTGAACAGCGTTTGCTTGCTTTCCTGCCCCCCGAAGAGGCAACAGTTCCTACTAGGCTCGGTTTTGTTGTCGAAGAGGTAGCAGTTAAGCGTTACAACCGTGTCGGAGCTGAGGGTATGAGTTCGGAAACACTCGATGGCCATTCTACAAAGTTTCAAGATGATGACTTTGAGGAATTTATGGTTTTCATTGAGCGTCTATATCCGAGCAATAACAGCTCATACAAAGTCGGAAAGGCTACATTTTATTGAGATACGATAAAAGAGTGACGCTCGCCTTTAGAGGCGACTCAGCCTATAGCCCTGACACTGGTAAAACCGAAGAGCCTGAACAAATCATTTACACAGATAAGCCTTGTCATAGGTCGCCTTTATCGCCCCAGCGCACAGCAGTCACATTCGGCAATGTGCAACGTGATGTAACACTCATACGCTTGCAGGGGCAAGTGAGGGGCAAAATCAATCATGCCTATATGAACGACCGCGAGTATACCGTTGTTCAACATACCTATTACAGACACGATACAGTGATGTATTTAGAAGAGGTTAACAATGGTAAGGGTTAAAGGTGTAGGCAGATTGATAGAGGCACTTGAGACGGCTGAGGACGACATAGAGGACGATGTGGACTTTATCCTCAAAAAGAGGAGCCAGCAGTTTCGCGCTGATACAGTCAAAGAAGCTGCACGCGTTATGACTAAAGGCTACTGGACGGGCAACCTAGCCCGAATGGTAGAGGACACGAAAGAGGGCAAATTGAGCTATCTCATCACCTCTAACGCACACTACTCGGGAAACAGAATCCCGCCTAAGTTAGTAATAGCTTAGTGAATAACCGAGCAAAATCGGGGAAAATCTTTAAAATATTAGTGTTAATCGAATGCGGAACATGGTACGCTGTAACTGAGGTGATAGCATGTTAAAAAGAAACGAAAAAGGAAATATTGTTGATAATCCACGAATTGCAGATAAAACAGGAAACCAGTACGGCAAACTAACAGTTGTAGGTATAGACCTGAACAAAGCTAGTAGAAAAACCTTTTGGACGTGTAAGTGTGAATGCGGAAACATTACTTCAGTAAGAAGTGACAGCTTAGGTTCTACTTTTTCATGTGGTTGCGCTAAAAAAGAACAAGATTTTAAAAACCTACAGCATAAAGATAAGCAACTACATGGTTTGACTGGCCACGCAGCCTACCCTAGATGGCGAGCTATGATGGCTCGTTGTTATAACCCTAATTCTGATAGGTATAAAAATTATGGTGCTAGGGGCATTAAGGTCTGTGATGAATGGCATACAGTTAAGAATTTCATTGTGTGGGCTGAAAATAATGGTTTCAGAGAAGATTTGTCTATAGAAAGGATTGACTTAGACGGAATCTATGAGCCAAGTAATTGTAAATGGATACCGATGGAAGAACAGCGTTGGAATACTTCTTACAATGTTTGGCATGAGTTCAACGGTGAAAGGCTTACAACTATGCAATGGGCTAGAAAGTTAGGCATTCCTAAACACGTAGTTTGGGGATATAGATATAACAATATTGATTTTACTGATTTGATTGAAGAATATTCTAAAGATAATCCCGAGGTAACTTAATAGATTTCGAAAGGCTATTAAGCACCGTAGAGCGTAGGAATTGAATAAATATAATATTCCCACGAGTGTTCGGCAGCCATCGGCATATTTGGTGGTTGAAAAGGTACGCCGAGCTTACTGGTGACAGTAAGAAGTAGAGGATAAAAAGCCTTTACGATAACAAAATGATTTCTTGAGTACGGAACGCGTTTCATGGAGCCTGAAACTTTCATGTATCAGATTTATCAGAAATACGACAAACAAATTCAAGAAGATATTGAGCGACTCATAAACAGTTAGGAGGCAAGACAGTGGCTAAGCAATCAATAAAATATGAACTATTTAATTATCTTTATAAAGCGTTCAGCGAGCTAGGAGCACCTGTCGTCAGACAAGTTGACCAATATACAGAGCTAGGCTATCCGTTCATTGCGATTGAAGAAATACAAGACCTTGTATCAGTTCAATCATTCGACAATTACGGCGGCGAGCCTAAAGCACGTATTCACTTATGGAGCGACGCGAATGACCTACAGACGCATGACAGGCTTTATATTCAGATTCAAGATATTCTCATGAAAACTGAGCAGCTACCCTCCTATCAAGTTTCTCTAGTTAGCATTAATACGAATAATGTTACAGATGATACGACAAATACAAATTTGATGCACACAATCATTGATTCAGAATTTCAAACACTTTAGGCGCGCCTCATAGCAGGTGTGCCTTTTATTATTAAATAAATGGAGGTCATTATATATGGCGATTAAACAAGGTACTGACGAGCTTGCATTAGTTCGTAAATTAGGCGATGCAACAGAGGCGTATAAAATCATGTGGATTACTGAGTTAGAACGCGAAACAGAACGCGACTCAGACCAAGAGGCAACAATCGATGGCACAGTGACATCAGGCGGAACGTTAGAGTCAACTGTAACTATCACGTCTTATATGGACGTTGATGACGAGTTGAGTGATGAAATCGAGGACGCTGCCGAAGATGGCACAGAGTACGAGTTATGGATTCTTAACAAGAAAGTACAAAACGAGAGCGGCAAATATAAAGCTGAGTACCGTCAAGGACAATGGGCGAGCATCACACGTACAAACGAGGCTGACGCTATTGCTGAGTTCGAGTCTGAGTTTACTGTTAAAGGTAAAAAAGTAAGAGGTTATGCAACATTACCAACAGTGATTGAAGAAAATAAAACAGCTTACGGGTTCCACGACACGACAAAAGACGACCCTGCAACGACTACTACAACAGTAGCACCAACTACAACAACGACTACTACAGCAGCAGTCTAATAGCACAGGCGGGCATACAGCCCGTCTTTTCTTTATACAAAATAAAAACAAATGAGGTATTTACATTATGGAAATTAAACACAATGGCAAAGAAATCGAGTTATCATTCGGCTTTAAATTTATGAATGACATTGATAAGAAACTAGGCATGGAAATGGAACAAATGAGTATCGGACAAGGTATTCAAATGTTAGCGCCTAACTTGCAAGATGGCAACCCTGTCGCAATTGGCCATACAATCCTTGCAGCGACTTCTCATAATAAGAAAGCGCCTAAGTCTGACGAAGAAATCTCAGCAGTATTGGACGAAATCGCAGAAGAGCAAGGTCTTGATGAGTTTGCAGAAGATGTTCTCAAGGAGCTGGGAAAGCGACCTATGACCCGAAACCTCGTACCCGAGGATTACAGACAAGCGAAGAAAGCAGCAGCGAAGAAATAGAAAAGCAGCCTAAACTCACTTATGACCGAGTGATTATACTTTGCATGAGTGAGTTAGGAATATATGACATAAAAGACATTGAGGTCATGACACTTACTGAGTTTAACTTTCGCATGTACGCCCGCGAATACGAGCTACTCAAAGAAGAATGCGACATGTACCGCCTAGCCTTTGCCATTCGTGATGCTAAAGCGGAGCAAAAGAAAAAAGGTGGCAAAAAAGATGAAACTGAGTTTAAGTTCAGCGGTGCAGATGACATTATTCATTATCAGCAAAATATCGAGCGCTTGAACAAAGGCGAGCCTGTGCAGATGGGCGAAGAATCTGAAAAAGATGACAACATGCCCTCACTCGATGTGCTGAAACAAATCAAAAATCAACATAAATCACAGTAAAGGAGGGACTACATGGCAGATTATCAGATAAGCACAAGTATTGATGCTAACGTTTCAAAGTTTAAAAATGCTTTTAACCAAGCTAAACGAATTGTTGAGCGTTTTAAAGGCTCAGCTGAGAGTGTGAAAGATACTGACGTTGATGCTGATACTTCAAGTTTTAGAGCTAAGATGAAAGCAGCTAGGCGCTCAATGGACTCGTTTAGCAGAATGAGAGCTAAGTCAACGCTAGATGTGAACAGTTCAGCAGCATCAGCTCAAATTGCTCGTTTCAAAGCCATGCTCAAATCAATCCCGAATAAACACCGCACACGGCTCGAGGTTGATGGCAACGGCGCAAGAAGAGCTATAAGCGCGGTACACAAAGCTATCGGGAACTTCAAAAACAGTTTAGATAGTTTGGCAGGCGATATTAGAACAACTGGAACGATTTTCAGTAGTATGTTCAGAGGTGTAATGCTATCAAGTGTCACAGCATTAGTTCCTGCAATCGCGTCTCTAGTACCTGCCTTAATGGCTGTACTTAATGCAGCAGCTGCAGTAGGCGGCAGAGCAGTCGGCATGGTTGGCGCATTCGCAACAGCGGGCGCAGGTGTCGTAGGTTTCGGCGCAATGGCAATGAGTGCATTGAAGATGGTTGAAGATGGCACACTAGCTGTCACAAGTGAAGTGCAGAACTATCAATCAGCAGTGGAGAGTCTCAAGTCAGCATGGCAAGGACTTATTGCTCAGAATCAATCTGAGATATTCAACACACTAGCCAATGCAGTTAATGCAGCAAAGGTCGCACTTGCAGGCTTGTCACCGTTCCTATCAGGTGTAGCTCAAGGCATGGAGGTCGCAAGTGCAGCAACGCTTGACTGGGCTAAAAACTCGCAAGTTGCATCAAACTTCTTTGACATGATGGGTTCAACTGGTGTGCGTATCTTCAACAATATGCTAAGTGCAGCAGGTGCATTCGGCTCAGGCCTGATTGCACTGATAACTGAACTTGCGCCATTGACTGAATGGGTATCTAAAGGTTTTGAGAACATGGGTAAATCATTCAATCAATGGGCTACAAGTGTTGAGGGCAGTACAGCCATTCAGGATTTCACAAATTTTGTAAAAACAAACTTGCCTATCATAGGTGAGATATTCAGCTCAACGTTTAGAGGTATTTTTAACCTTATGAAAGCATTTGCGCCTAACTCGCAAGTGGTATTTGAGTCATTAGCTCAGATGGCGAAGAAATTCGAGCAATGGAGCGCCAAAATAGCTGAGTCGGACGGTTTCCAGCAGTTTATTAAGTACGTTCAAGAGAATGGACCAAAATTAATAAGCCTAATTGGCCAAATTATTAAAGTTATCGTCAATATCGGTATTGCATTAGCTCCTCTTGCATCAGTAGTGCTTGACGTAGCGCTTGCATTTGCTGAGTGGCTTGCGAAACTTACAGAGACTAACCCTATTGTCGGTATAATAATCGGCGTTATAGCAACACTGTCAGGTATATTCATGGCACTAGCGCCATCAGTGCTTGCGGTTGTTAAAGTCTTAAAGCCATTAGTTAAAGGTTTCTTCAAAGTCATAACTAAAGTAACCAGAACGCAAGGCGTTTTAGGACTACTCAGAGGCGCGTTCGCGCTATTAGGTGGTCCAATCGGTTTAGTAATAGGTATCATTGGCACTTTAATCGGCATTCTTGTCGCTCTATGGAATAAATCAGAAGTTGTAAGAACGGCAATGATTGACGCGTGGAACGCGATCAAAGAGGCTGTTAAATTAGCCGTCGACGCTATCGTCCAATTTGTTACACAACTGATAAATAGAATCCGAGAAATCATTGCGCCTTTAGTCCCGATTTTCCAACAAACATGGGACGATATAGTTTCAGTAGTGGAAACAGCGATAAACTTTATTAGACCAATCATAGAGCAAGCGTGGAAAACGATAAAAACAGTAACTAAAGTTGTATGGGAGGCTATAAAGCTAGTCATAAAAGTTGCTATGGAGCTGATTGTTGGTACAATAACAGTTTTACTTCAAGCTCTATCAGGTGATTGGTCAGGCGCATGGGAAACCATCAAATCGTCAGGAAAAGCTATATGGGACGCTATCGTTGAGGCAGCGAAAAATATATTTAATATCTTGAAAGATTGGTTTGTAGACCTATGGGATTCTGTTAAGAGAAATACCACTAACGCGTGGGAGGCTATAAAAAGTAAAGCCTCAGACATTTGGCAAAGTATTAAAGACGCAGTAGTAAATAAAATCAAAGACATCGTTAGTGATGCCAAACAAAAATGGGAAGATATGAAGTCAGCCATTTCGGATAAAATGACCGCTATTAAAAATGGTATCCAAAATAAATGGGAATCTATTAAATCCAGCGTGAAAAATAAAATTCAATCCATTGTTAACAGTGTAAAACAAAAATGGAATGAAATGAAAAATAACATAAGAGACAAAATGGAAAGTATCAAGTCGGATATTCAGAATAAATGGGAAAGCATCAAATCACTGATTAGTAACAAAGTTAAAAATATCGTCAGGGACGTTGTAAACGGTTTTAAAGAATTTGTAAATAAAATCAAAGATGCAATGGAACAAACGAAAAGCGCAATTAAAAACGGTATGGATAACGTTGTCTCTCGTGTCAAAGATGGAATGAACAAAGCCGTAGAGGTAGTAGGAGGATTTGTGGGGGACTTCCTACAAGCTGGTAAAAACATTGTTTCCTCAATAGCAGATGGCATAAAAAGTGCCGCAGGAAAAGTTACAAGTGCTATCGGAGATGTAACTCAAAAAATCCGAGACCATTTACCTTTCTCCCCAGCTAAACGAGGCGCACTAAAAGACATAATGAAAGTTAATGTTGCGGGAAGTGTGGCAAAAACAATAGACAAACAAGCTAGTATGCCTGTTAACTCTATTGGTAAAGTGACAGAGTCTATGAGCAAAGTTTTAAACAATCAAGGCAGGGCGGCAATTAAGGATACAAGCAGAATTGCACAACAAATGACTCAAGGCTTTAACCCTAACTTGCAAGCCAGACCTGCAGTTAAGGGCATTAATCGTGAATTGAACAACCTATCAACTAGAGGCCACGTAACAGCAAGCCACTCGACGACAGTTAAAGCCGAGCCAAGCACGATGAACTTACGCATACAGCTAGACACTGACGATGAAGTTCTGACAGCTAAGGTTAACGGCGTAAATGCTCGAGACGGCGAAGTTCTATCATTCTAATAAGGAGGTGTGACCTATCGACCTAAAAATCACACGACAAAACGGCGACACGTTCACTCTAGGCGAGCATGGCGTCGAGGTCAGTGACGTTGTGATTAGTGGTGTAGAAATGGAAGAGCAAACTCAAAACATACAAGGGCTGCATGGCTCTTTTGATATGGGGGCAACTTACAAGGGGCGCGAGATAAGCGTTCCTTTTTCATTTCAAGGTCAGAATATGGCCTCTTATCCACTATTTAGAGACTTGATATACAAGCTCACAACAAGCACAGAATCATACTACATTCAGGAAATGCGTAGACCTCAAGTAGCAGGCTACACTTTCAAAGACACAAAAGACTCGAACGCAATATCACAAGACCAATACGGCAGAGATACAGCGTACGATGAAACGCAATCCAGCAATGAAGTCAGCACAGGCAAACGTTACCTTGTAAGGCTTTCAGGCGCTACTGAGATTGAACAAAATAAACACAACGCGAAAGGCAAAGGCGAGCTCACGTTTCATACGACTGAATTGCCCTTTGCTGAAAGTGTTGGCACGTCAACAGATTTAGAGCGCGACGGATTGCATTATACAGAAAACCCGATTTGGTCGTATGGCATGGGGCTAAGCCGAGACCCTGCAACAAGGCAATATTCATTTGATGTGAACACAGCATCATCATTTGATGTGTACAATTTCGGCGATGTGCCGATAGACCAATTCAACCAACATTTGATATTAAAGCTCACTTTCAATCAGGAATTGAACAGCACTATCAACTTTGGTTTTAACGGCCTTAATATTGAGATTGACGGTGCTGCAGCAAACATCGGAGCTGGCGACACTATCACTTATGAAGTTGGCGGTTATTTCAATAACGGGCTGAGCATTTTAAACGCGACAAATTACCAACAACCCGCGCTGGACGTGGGCTTAAATAAATTAATGTTTGACGGCACTTATGACCTTACAGCAGAGGTCGAGTGTCGTTTTTACTACTTATAGGAGGTCATGACATTATGGCAAGAAGAGAAATCACTTTGCCTTTAAATCTTGAGAACATGGAAAACCATAACTACATGAACAAAGAGCTATACAGTTTAATTGATGAAACTGACAGACGCATAAGCGAGAACATGTGGGAAGAAATCAAAGACGCAAACACGATGAAGATGCTTGAGCCTGTACAAACGGCTGCAGAGTTACCTGCTGAGGCGCCTGACAAATCGTTTATCACAGTTATTGATGAGCAACGTGTTTACACTTACTTTCAAGGTAAATGGCAACCATTCAATGAAATCGACCTTGACCCGTTCGAGCCTTTCAAAGAAGAGCTCGCTGCAATCGTTGCTGCTTATGAAAAGCAGATACAGAATATCACTCAAGAGGTGCAATCTACAAAAGACTCAGCAATAGACTCTATAGAAAGCACACAGACGCAATCTGAGGCGAGTATTACTCAGACGGAACAAAGTGCTATTGATTCTATTAATCAAACACAGACGGACACTGAGAACAATATCAATCAGACGGAACAAAGCGCCGTAAATTCTATTAATCAAACACAGACAGAGGTTGAGAGTCAAATAAGCACAATCAGAGATGAAATGACAACTCAAGCCTCAGACCTGACAGCATTATTCAATGACCATATGGCTCAACTCGCAAGCAAGCAAGACACCGCACTTGCTGAGGTCGAGAGCGCCAAACAGGCAGCTATCACAGCTCTTGAGGACTTCAACAATACAGATACATCTAATTGGCAAAAATACAAGCTGACACAAGACGACGGCGGAGCAAAAGATTTAACGAAAGTTGATTGGGCTGACACAGCTCAACTTGATGCTTTAGAAGCTGGAATATATTATGCTACTTCAACTGTCAACCCTCCTATAGGCGCATCAAGCTATAACGCTTTTGTCACTGTTATTAAAAGAGCAGGTGAGGGCATTAAACGTATAGAGTTTAAACCTTATAACTCGAATCAGTTATTTATTAAACGTTTTTATGAAACGTGGGGCGAGTGGGAACCTGCACAAGGTGCCAATGTCGTGTTGTTTGAGGGTAGCTCAAAAGGGGTGGGGTCTCTTATAAATTTAAAAAAAGAATTAAACGAATACGCCTCGATAACAATTAGCGGACATTACCCCGGAGGGCGTTTCAACGAGACTCATCTTTTATATAACTATGATTCTATCCCTATTAACAAAGTAAACCTTAGAGATAGTGATGGAGGGGCACCTATAGATTATGAAGTGGTTATCAAAATTAAAAATGATTCGACTTTAATAATCGAAAAAGAAACGAAAAATAACTTATTTGGAACTGACACTGGTTCTAATACAGAAACTCATTTTGAAATAAATTACATTATGGGGTGGACTTAATGGGAATAATGAAAGAAAAAAATATAAAGACAGTTAACATTAAAGTAAACGACAAAAATGAAATTATAGCTTATGCAATCATAGGTGGGGTAAATGGTATAGATATTTCTATTGACGTTCTCCCTGCTGATTTTATTGAAAATTTTGACTCTAAATATTATCTATATGTTGACGGTAATATTAAGACTAACCCTGATTATGTAGCACCTGAAATTCATTTATAGGAGGTATTACATGGCTTTAATACTTAAAGACTTAAACGGTAACGCCTACCCAGTTGAAACAGTAACCAATCACACAGTACGCATGAATGGCGACGGTATGCTGACATTCAGCGTGATTGAGAACGACCAAACAGCACATTTTGTTAACGACATTTCTAAACTATGGCAGGTAGAGAACATCACAGGTAAACCTGACGACATGGTTTATGTTGTCGTTATTGCAAACAGAAAAGCGTATAAAGACAAACAAGTCGTACAAATTACAGCTAAAGAGGCACAGTTCGACTATTTAGAAACACACAGAGTGTATGAGAACGTCACAGGGAGCCGTACAGGCGTCGACTTCTTAAACTTGATATTTGATGACACGCCTTATAGTTATGTGCTGCTTGAGGGCGTGTATGCGAAAGAGTGGGAAAATGCAGGCGATGGGCAAAGCAAGTTTGAAATGCTCCTCAATTGGCTAGACCGTTACGGTTTTGAATTTCAGTATGTAGCATCTTCAAAAACATTCAGGCTGGGCAAACGCATTTCGCGCCGTCCAGCCTATTACATTTCTAAGAAACTCAACGCAAATGACATCAGCTTTGAAGAGGACGCAACTAACTTTTATACCTATGTTCAAGGTTATTTTGATTATGACGGCTCTGACAATATTCATGCAGCTAACTATAAGCTGGAATACCCTCAAGGCAAAACGAGCCCAATGATAGAGCTGTTCGGTATCAGAGAGGCGCCACCTGTTACAGATGGCCGAGTTACCGATGAGGAGCTCATGCACGACATGATGAGGCAACAAGTTGAGCAGTCACTGAAAATGAGCATTGAGCTTGATTTCGTAACGCTCGGCAAAAATTATCCTTTTGCTCAACCTGAAATTGGCGACGAAATACCTGTCATAGATGACACAATCGACTTTAATAGATTGCTGAGAATACAAGAGATTAAGACAACACGAGACGCTCATCATAAAGTCACTAAGCAAACTATCGTAGTCGGCGACCCTAAACGCGAGACGAGATACAAACAAGCACAATCGGGCGTTATATCTAACATGAATGATTTACTTGCAGGCCGTACAAACATACGCGAGTCAGTGCTGCCTGCAGCAATCAAAGAGTCAACTCAAATGTTAATGGACACAGCAAGTGAGTTGTCATTCAGTGAACAGGGCATCATGGCCGTTGATAAAGATAATCCTAACTATGTGACGCTGCTCAACTCAAGCGGTTTAGGTGTCAGTAAAGATGGCGGGCAAACGTTCCACAACGCAATCACACGCGGTCAGATAAATGCTGATTTGATAACAGCAGGCTCAATTAACGCGGATTACATTAGAAGTGGATCGATAAACGCTGATTTAATTACAACTGGTTCGTTGAACGCTGACTTGATTACCACAGGCTCTTTAAACGCGGATTACATCAGAGGTGGAACGTTAGACGCAAACCTTGTGAATGTGGTTGGGGGCGATGGCGACAAGTACATCACTATGAAAAATGATGAAATATCTCTATATGGTACTTATACAAGAACTTTCAGAGGTGTGACTGAAACCGACAATACCTTTACGCGTTTTAAACATGGTCATTTAAGATTCAGGAATAACAATAAAGACAGGTCTCTCTATTATTCTGATTTTGGTATATCTACTTATCTTGATAGAGAGGGGCCAGATGGAGAAGAAACATCAGGAACTCTAGTGTTTTTCGATTATTATTACGATTCTAACGCTAGAGGTACAACTTTATATAGTACGCATGGCAATGTAGCTCTAAAATCATTTGATAATGGAATTGTTTTAGATAGTAACAAAAACATGTATCTAGGTACAGGTTCAGATGGTGTTGTAAAAGTAGTTTCTGAAGTTAACGGGGATAAGACGCAGACTGAATACAAACCTATTCTTGCAAGTGCTTTCCAGTATGGCTCTAGTGAGAGATTTAAACAAAACATAGTGCCGTGGGAAACAAATGCTACTGAAATCATTAAAAAACTAAAAATTTATGAATACAACCTTAAAGGGGAAATTAATGATGGTATTTCTCAAAAACATCACGGTGTGATTGTAGAACGCGAAACACCTGATTTCTTCATAGGGGCTGAGGGTGAGAGTGTAAATAGCTATGAAATGATTTCCACCCTTTTAAAATCTAACCAAGAATTAAACACAAGACTAGAAAAACTGGAGGCAGTTATAAATGACAAATAACCAAGAAGATATTGAAAAAGCAGTTTTACAAAGACGATTATTTGAAGAAGTGCAACGTTCTGTTCAGCTGCAAACTGAGCTTGAGGCAACAGCTAGAGAACTAGAGGCATACAAAACACAACAAGACTATAACGACGAATAGTAGGCGGAGGTTCAATGTTGAATGAAAATGAATTAGCGACATGGTTTATTTTCTCTGTCTTGCCTATTGCCTTAGCGATAGCAACTTTTGCATGGAAAATAAACAAAGATAAGAAGAATAATGAAAATAGAATCACTAAAATAGAGGGAAACGTTTCAAATAATAAAAATGATGTTAAAGAGGTTAAGGACGAACTAAGGCAGCAACGAGAAGAAATTAAAATGATTCTTCAAATCAGTTCAAAAATTGATACTTTAACTACTCGTTTTGAAAACTTTGAAAATAGATTTTATGACAATAGAGATAACAACTAAGTCGGCACACAGTGTCGGCTTTTTATTTTAAATTAATGGAGGTTTTTATAAATGGAACAAATTATCGCATTTGCTGGTGTGATTTCAGTTATCACAGTTGCATTAGTACAAGTATTGAAGAAGTTGAATATGACACCTAAAAACTGGTTGCCCGTTGCAGGTATGATCATTGGCGTAATTATCGGAGGCGTATCTTTATTTATTCCTGAAATCATTACAGAGTTATCACTCGGCGGTCGTTTATTGGCCGGTCTAATAAGTGGCTTAATGGCTACAGGATTATGGGAAACATTCAAAAATCGCGAGGGCAAAAACGTTAATAAATTAGGTGCAGGCAGCGAGTCAAAAGCGCCTAAGAAATAGGAGGTTAAAAGATGAAAAAACAAGATGCAGTAAACTGGGCAGTTAAACAGATAGGTAAGTCGATAGACGCAGATGGCTCACACGGCGCACAATGTATGGACGAAATCATTGCTTTTTGTAAAGAACATTTTGATTGGCACCCTACAGGAGACGCGATTGATTTAAGCACGCAGGATTTACCTGACGGATTCCAACGTATCAAAAATACAGATGAGTTCATACCTCAACAAGGTGACATAGGTATTATGGACAGTGGCGAATACGGGCATACGAATATCATTGTAGCTGCTAACCAACACTACTATGACAGTATTGATCAAAACTGGTACAACGCATCAGATAAGGGCAGCCCTGCAGCATTTGTTCAAAACCATGACTATGATGAGTTTTGGGGCATCATTCGCCCACCTTACGAGGACGCAGAGCAAGGTGTATCAACTGAGTCAACTAAGCTACAGGTCATCAATGATAATATCAACTACACGATGAACAAGCGTGTAGGCTTAATTGATGGTGTGGTTATTCACAACACAGCAGGTAGCAGAACAGCAGTACAAGATTATAACGCTTTAAGCAATGCATCTATATCACGCTATGAGGCAGGCGTGGCGCATTATTATATTGACCGTTTCACGATTTGGCGTGCCATTGATACATTCCGTATTGCATGGCATGTCGCAGACACATACGGCAATGGCCACTATTTAGGCTATGAGGTTAATGAATCAATGAGTGCAAGCAATAAAGATTTCATGATGAACGAGCAGGCAACGTTCAAACAAGCTGCAATTGATATGATGTATTACGGTATTGAGCCGAACACCAAAACGGTTAAGCTGCACAATCAGTTTGTCGCAACAGCTTGCCCTCACAGAAGTATGGCATTGCATGTTAATTTCGACCCGATTAAGCAAGGCGCACCATCGAAAGCGAAACAACGAGAAATACAGGACTATTTCATCAAAGAGATTAAGAAATACTATAACAACCCAACGTTAATCATTGGCGTGCCTGACAACATACCAAACACGGTAACAACTCCGACTAATGTAGAAATGAAAGCGCCTGTACAGTCTAAAGGTAAAAAAGCCGGTAATAAATGGCGCAGAAATGAACATGGTATTTTGTGGAAATCTGAAAAAGCTACATTTACAGCATCAACAGATATTTACACGAGATACTATGGACCGTGGACAGGTTGGCCAGTTGCAGGCCAATTACATTTCGGGCAATCTATCAATTATGATGAAGTGTACGACTATGACGGCTATATTTGGTTAGCGTGGACTGTAAGCAGTGGCGATAGAGTCTACATGCCTATAGGCTACAGTAACGGGCAAGGTCAACGTGTAGGTGCCGCATGGGGAGATTTTAGTTAA